CCGTTGTATTTGTGTTGACTCCAATACTTTGAGAAGAACCTAAATATGCTTGAAATGATGGTCTTAGTAATTGACTATTTACGCCTGATGCTAAAGCAACTGTCTCACCACTTGCACCAATAGTAATCGTGCCGCTACCTTGTGAAGATTGTTGTTTAATATTATCTACAAATAAAGTTCCCATTATACCACCGTCAATGTTCCGTTAACTGTTACTGTGCCTGTAAATGATACTGGACCACATAACATCATGTTATCAGCAGCGTCTACTGTGATAGTTGATGATACTGTAGCTTTGTTTTCATAGCCACCGTTGATTGATTTTATCATACCAAATTCAATTGAGTTTTCTCCTGGTGTGGTTTCACCTATAGATTTACCTTGGTATACAACATAGATATTATTAGTTCCTGTTGGCGGTGCAGCTGTAAAAGCTAAAGTTGTACCACCAGATATTGTGTACGCTGAGTGGGGGTCTTGACGAACATTTCCCACAAAAACTTCTACTTCGTTGGTGTTACTGACAGTTTGTGAAAGTGTAAAATTTGTTTCTGAATTATCCCCGCTGAACTGCGAAGAGTTCATGGTAAGTAAATTTCCTTTTGGTGCGTTTCCTAAATAGGCCATGAATCTCCTTAACTAATTGCATCTATAAATGAAGATACTATATCTAAACTTGATGCTGTGTCACTACGAGCTTTTAAAGTATCACCACTTTGTAAAACTATTTTTGAACCTCCATCTATAAGTTCTAAAGATCCGCCACTAACTATGGGACAATTTTTAATTAAATTATGTTCTTGCCCTCCGTTTAAAATAAATACATCTACATTGATAGTAGAAGTAGTTACATTTGCGCATCTTATAGAAATAATTGCGTCGTCAGAATTAGCTGTACGTAAAGTTGCAGAACTTGTACCTACATTTCTTTGTATATCTCGTTCAAAATCTTGTGCCATAATTCTCCTATAATCCTACTGCCATTTTAATTACAAAAGCTTCTGATGCACCTGCTGTTCCACTTGAGGCTGCTGTCAATCTTCCTTTTGCATCTACTGTAATAGATGCATTTGTGTAACTTGCTGCTGATACACCTGTATTAGCTAATGTTAACGCGCCACCAGATGCTATTGTAGCGTCTCCTGATAAAGCTGACTCTTGATAACTTGAACCATCAGCAACTAATATTTTACCTGATGTATTGTCAGGCATTTTAAATAATGCACCAACTGAAAGATCAGCTGGTAATGTTACATGATTACTTGCATCTTCAACTACGGCTTTTGATGCTGGTAACGTGCAAAAAACATCTTTGGTTCCTGAAGTAAAATTTACAGGGTTATCAGAATTAGAAGAAGAAAATACTTCAGCTCTTGATAGAGTATCAGTAGAAGCATCTGTTACAGTTCCTCTTCCTACCTCAAATTCTCCAGTCCCAGGATTAACAATAGTATAGTAAGTTTCGTTTGTATTTCCTATACCCGCAACAAAAGTTTCAAAATCTTGAACCGCACCTCCAAGATCTAAAGTTCCCGTTCCAGTAGTTACACTAGTTTCTTTTACTCTATCATTAAATACTAAGGCCATTAGACTCCTTAACTAATTCTAATTATAGCTGCAGAAGTAGTAAAAGCAGGAAACTGGATTGTAAACGTACCAGCAGTGGCTGTTTTATCACCACCAAAATCTAAAACACAAACAGCAGAATTAGAGTTTGATGTATTATAAATTAAAGCACCTCTTGCTGTTATTGTAACTCCAGTAAAAGATCTATCTGCAAAATCAACAATAGCAGTGTTAGTTGCTACAGAAGTATTTTGAGAACCTTTTGCTAATTTACCTCCACCTGAAGTATACTGTCCAGAAGCACCTACTTGGTTATCCGTTGTAAATGATGTTGTAGATTTTCCAATAGATGCTGAGTTTGTATACAAAGCTAATTTAAATTGATCTCCCGATGTTTGTGAAAAATTATGTTTTCCTTCAAGTAATTCTTTTTTAAAAGAATTACAAATTGCATTAGTTGTTATTGCCATATTAATCTCCTTTAACGTTATGGTGATGGTGACGGAACTACAATTCTAGGTACGCCATCATCGAATTCTGCTCTTCTTCGTCTACCCATTTGTTGAATAGCAAAAGCTTTTATTTCTTCAGTATACTTGGTTTTGTACAAATTGTACATATCTACTGGGCCTTTAAGAAAAAGAAAAGCCTCAGTAAGCACACCATGTAATAACAAAGATTCTTGATATTGAGATAAAAAGGTAGTTGTAGAACTATCAAAATGTGGTGGAGTTATAATATAATTAAGTTGAACTCCATATGCTATATCTGGTGTTGGTGCTACAACAATAGTGTTTTCATCCCAATTAGCATAATATTTGGGCTGTCCTGTAGCTCCACTACCATTATATTCAGTAATAAAACTTGTATCTTTCTTCTCCATAAATGTTCTTGTTGAAGTGACTGTTGTATCAGAAAAAACTTGAAGAGATCTTATTATCAAAAAATCAGGAGGAGTTACAAGATATCTTTTGTTAGCTGTAAAAGATGAAGTAGCATATTTCCTTGTATCATCATAATCAACCTGACCAGCTATATCTAACTCAATATTTCTAATAAATTGATCTAACAAAGTATTTGACAAAACATTACTGTCCACCTCTGTGTAATTTCTAACTTGTGTTAAAAAATCTGTATATGCTATAGCCATTACGATATTCCTACTGTTACAGTGCCTGCTTCAATTGTTGCAGAAAAACTAGTTAAGGGAGTGCCTAATATATTATCACTTGATGAAGGACTCATACTAAAACTATTTATCAAAGGATCGTTATTAGGATTGTTATTAATATACAAAGTAAAACTTGATGTAGTATCAGGTTTTTGTGGTCTTGCATCTAATAAACCTTGTGGGTCAGAACCATACACTTTAGGTGTCAATTGTGGATGTTTAGACTCAAATTCAGAAATATGCACTACTGAACCATTCCATTCTTTCACCATTTCAGAATATGGAAATGCTTGACCTGAACGATCAGATATAGCTAGTGAATTTTTACCTTTTGCAAATCTTCCCATTAGTTCCTCGTTGGATAATAATTAGCTGGTGAAATAAATAAGGAAGTTCTTTGACCATCTTCATCAAGAGCTCTTTTTAATTCATCTTCATAATATAATTTAAGTGCTTGTGTTTTTTCAGGTGAATATTTTTGAGAAATATAAAAAGCAAGACCTGAAATCATACAAGGTAAAAATCTAAAAGGAACATCAGCAGTGTTAGTATATGCACCTGCATCTTGTATTCTTTTAACAGTATAATAACAAAGATGTGTAAAAGTTGTAGCGTCTGGTGTTTGATACAGAGTAATAGTCGGTGTAGTTTGACGATCTACATAATATTGTGAAGGTTGACCAGTTGTGCCTTTGTTAGGCAACGCTGCATAAATAGATCTATCTATTTTCGATAAAGTAATATCAGTTGTTTCAGAATTAATAGTGGCTGATGAAGAGATATAAGCTTCCAAAACATCACTTGTTGAAGTTGGAGTTGTATATGTAGCAGTCCCCGCGGTTAGAGCTTGAACTTGTTTTTCAATCTTCCAAAGATGTACTCCTCGGTTACCCCACTCAGAGAAAAGAATATTTAAAGAGTTTCTAGCTTTTCTTAAGTCGTAACCAGAATTAAATTGAATACCACATCTTTCATAAGCTTCTTCAATTACGTCATCAATTGACAAATCAAATGCTGTAGTTCCTGATGTAGCCATTTAAACATATCCTTTATTATTTTTTACCAACAGGTTTATAATCTTTTGCTTTACCTTTGAATATTAATACACCTTTTTTACCTTTTGGTGTAATTTCTTTTACTGTAACTGGTTTTTTTACTCCGCCACCTTTGTTATATCCCATAGGTCTTTTCATCATACCTCCACCCATTTTACCAACAGGTGCTTTACCAGTCATAGCCATTTTTTTGTGCATTTTTATTTTTGATTTATCCATTAATATACTCCTTTAAAGTTAGTTCCTTTGATAGCGATTCCGCCACCTCTCATCTTATTTTTTTTACCACGCAAAATTTTAAAATCTTCTCCAGAAATTTTACCATCTTTGTTTGCATCAAGTTTTTTTTGACCACCGATCAGGGCACCTTTTTTAACTTCATACACCTCTACTGGATTACCAGGTCTTGCTGGACCAGGAAATTTTCTTTCAAAACCTTTACCTTTTGGATTTTTTTTCTTTTTTCTTGAATCTGGTCTTTGTGCAGGATTTGACAAACCACCTGATTTCATATTAGGGAGTTTATGTTGTGTTCTGATAGGCTTATCTTTACCTTGTCTTTCCTCACGTTCTTTTCTAATTCTTTCAACAATCTTTCTTACAGATTCTCCTATTGGTCTTAATCCTTGTGGTTTTCTAGGCATCTTTACTCCTTATAAAATTTTGTACTTAGTTGTGTCTATTATACCACCACATTGTTTTTTTGCAAAGGTAGCAACATTAGTGGGCTTTCCACCAGGATTACCTGCTGCTCTTTTTCGTGCAACAGCAGAACGCCTTTGCGATTCTGTCATTCGGGCTGCTTTTGCAGCAGGCACGCATTTGGGGTATTTTCTTTTTGATCCACTTGCAGATTTTCTTCCACATTCTTTAAATCCTCCACCTTTTTTCTTAGCTCCAATATCAACCCATTTCTGGTTAAACCATTTTGTTAACCCACCTTCTTTCATTCCAGCAGGCACACAATTAGGAACCATTCTGTTACCTTTTTTCTTCATCCCTTTTTGGACATATCCATCCCAACATGTTCCTTGTTTAGACATATTTCATTTTTGTCATATCAATCATACCGCCACCAGCTTTTTTGATTGAATCTAAAGTTTTTGCTTGTTGTTTGTGTAAACCTGAGGCTTTGTGAAGAGCTTTTGCTACCTTTTTAATTTTAATTTGTCCACCATCTTTATATTGTGTAGTTGTTGGTAAAGCACGTAACCCAATTCCTTTTTCTTTTCTTAATATTTCTTCATCTTCTCTACTTAACATTTTTTCTATTTTAATTTTCTTATTTTCAATTCCATATGGTTTTGTTTGCATTTTATTTTTTCTTTGTTTACCATAATTTATTACTCCTCCATCAGCTTTTCCTGATGGTTTGGGGCCTCTAAAATCTTTTCTTTTAACACCAGATGGATCTTTAATTTTACCTGCACAAATTTTGCTAGCGTATGCGTTCGCATAAGCTGAAGGATAAACTGAAAATTTTCTCTTTGCTGCGGCTTTACCTCTTGGACATAATTTAGTCATTTTTATATTTGCTCCTGTTATATAGTTTTTTAGACTTTATCACTTTAGGTCTAAACCGTCTAGTACGCAAGTTTTTAGCTACTGGGTTTTTTCTAGGCATATTTTATTTTTGCCTGATTCTATTACTAAAAACCCATATTTTTCAAGAACCTTGTTAATTAATTCCATGTCATATGCATAATAATCATCGAACACAAATCTTGTTCCTTTAATAGATCTATTTGCAAACCATACAGCCTCTGTAATAACATCTTTAGTCATGTGAGGACCGTCAAAATGAACAAAGTTAAAATATTCTAAGTGACCATTTTCATTCATAAATTGAGTATCTGTCATTTTTATAAAATTAAACATTGGATACTCTTCAAAATCCTTAATCATCTGTTCACCCATCTCATCTGAATATGTAGGAGCAACTCCTTTTGGAAAACCTTTCCAAGTAATATTTGGTTGATTATCACAATGCTGGTAAATTAGATCTCCATAAGGGTCTATACCAAAGTGCATATAACCGATGCCTTGAAGTTTTTCTTTAAAAGTATCCATTATAATTTTGGATCCGAGACCCTCTCGAACACCTATTTCGCAAGAAAAAAATCTATTTTTTGGATTGTGTACCTGAATTGTTTCGCACCACTTTTTTAAAAGTTCGTAATCCGAACTGTCGCCTCTTATCATTATTTCCTTTTCTAGCGCCTCTTAGTTTTCCAGATATTTGTTTTGGTGTTTGTGCTCTAGATATTGGCATTATACTAAGTCGACCGCTTTTCCTATGATTGGTTTATACTTAGTTTTACCTTCTTTTCTAAATGCATGCAAGAATTGTTTTCTTGGTTGATAAGGCACGTAGGAACAATGAATCCACCCACTGTTAGGTTCGCCTGGAGTATAGAACTCCAAAATTATCTGATCTGTTGGACAATTCATATAAACCCAATCAGCAACTTCAGCGTTGTCTACGCCTAAAACCTCGAAGTCTGCGGCCTCTGCGCGTGCATGCTGTGAATTTACAGAACTACCTATTGCTGCACATAATTCAGGAGAACGGTAACCGCTGGTCACCTTGACCCTGCCGAAGTGATCACGAACAGGCTGTAAAATATTTTCACAGAGTGCTTTTAATTTTTCTATCTGATCTGCATTAGGATTGTTATCTATGCCCTTTCTAATAGCAGTATCTGATTTAGTTAATTCTAATAAAGTGAAGTTTCTGGATAAATTCATTCTAATATTAAAGCTTTGATATATTTTCTGCCTTGATATAATTCTATCTTTGCTTTACCTT